ACCTTTGCTAGCTTTGCTTCAATAGCACCAGCCTGAGTAGCTCGACCAGCACCGTAGAAGGCAACCATAGATTGACCTTTTGCTCCTTTAGATAAATCTGCAAAAGATAGATCATTACCTAATGGTGCAATCTTTTTAAAACGAGGGTCACTAAGTGTTTGTTCAGCTACCAAGTCATATAATCGATTCTTTCTAGCGGTTTTAGTTACATTAGAAGCAACACCTAGTTGTTTATTCCGAGTGGATAAAGCAATCAACTGTGCTCCAGATGCGGATGCATCGTTTTCGTTTGTTAATTGAGTTGTAAAAGATCTTAGTTTAGACTTGTTATTAAAGTCACCATCAACATGATTATACAGTCTAGTGTACTCTAAAGCGAATCTTGCTAACTTAGGTACGTGATCAGCTTCAGTAGCTACAATTAAAGGGTGTTCTAAAAACTCTCTAAGTCTACGGTCTCTTTGAGTCGTAGCCATCATCAGTTCACCAATTTCTCTAAATGCTTTTTCATTCTGCCTGAAAGCTGCCATTCGGCCAGCGTTTGTTAACACAGATTGAGCTTCACCAGTCATATTACCCATTTGAATCATAAGTTCAAATAAGACATCATCATCAAAGTTCACTTTAGCAGCTGAGTTTAAGAAGGGACGGATAAGCTCACCGCCTGCTGGGTGTAAATAACCTGCAGTATAAACCCGACCACGACCGTCAATTTGAACTGGGTTTCTAAATGAAGTACCTCTCTGGTTATGCCATTTGACAGTTTGCATTAAACCGGAACCCATTTCTCCTCGTTGTAAGATAATCTTTCTAAAACCGTTAAGCTCATCGTACTTAGCTACACTACCTCTTGGATCTCGGAAGTGCAGTAAATCATCCATAAAAGGAGCGAACACAGCGTCTGTTTCCCACTCTGCATCCATTGCATGATTAAGCATATTTGAAAAGTCACGGTCTACTAAGTCTTGATCGTAGTTAGCTCCTGCTCTACGCGTAATAACAGATTCGCCAGTAGGATTACCACGAGCATCTATATACTCTTTTGAACCGGCTTTAACGTAAATTCTATCTCTATCATTTACAATTCCAATTCGTCTTGAGTATATAAGCTCTCTATTAGCTCTTTGCAAGGCAAGCATGTTAGGGTCAACAATAGTTACTTCTCTAGATATAGTGTCTTTGTAAGAGCCAACTTCAGATCGGCCGCTTTCTAAATCAATAACACCTCTTCTTGTTACTCCTCTCATACTTACTTTAATTCTACCTTGAGCTACAAAACCATCTAGTATTCTAGAACCCATTTTATGAAATTCAGCAATACTAGGTTTAGGTAAAAATACATCAAAATCATTTTTATTATTCTCATAAAGTCTCTTACCTATATTAATAGAAAGAGTGTCATAATCAGTAGATTTCCCTGTAGCAATATCTTTAGATATTTCAGCTAATTCTTTATGTTTCTTTTTAATGAAATTAGGTAGTAATGACTTTTTAGTGTAAGCGTTTCTTTTCTTAGCATAAAGAAATTCTAAGTCAAGTAGACCTCTCAAGGCTTCCTTACCTTTTTGTAAAAACTCAGTAAGCAGTGCATCGTTAGGTTTTCCTTCTAATTTCCTTACTAGTCTCTTACCACCGGGTAGCTTTTCTATTTGCTTGTATATATTTTCTCTTACTTTAGGAAGCTTAGGTAAGAAAGCTGGTACTTGAGGAAAATAATCTCTTAAAGGAGATCTGCCTTGAGCATACATAATTCTAGCAAGTTTTATACCTTCTGTATTTGCCCAATTCTTAACATACCTTTGGTTAGTTAAAGTCCTAGCTGCAATGTCATCAAAAGAAGTATACTCACCTAATATTTGAATAGAAGGTGAATCAGCGCCAAATTTAAATTGTTGAGAAGAAGCACGAGATCTTCTGTCAATAATTCTAGAAGAGTTGACTACTGAGTTTACCATTTCTGCTCTAGTAAGAGCTACATAATTGTCCCAAGGTCTTTTATCCTTAGCAAATCGTTCAAACAGAATTCTTAAATTCTCAACAATAACTGTTTGTTGATTAACAGACACACCTTGGTTTTCTAGTGACAATGCAAATCTTTCAATAAATCTCTTTTCTTCTACTGAGAGAAGTTTAGAATTATTTAGGAAGTCAATCCTTTCTTGAAGAACATTATGATCAGGAGAATATATGAGTGTAGATTTCATTTCGCCTGTTAAAGGGTCTATGCTCTGGTTTCTTTCATCAAACTCATTGTTAGCTCTTCTTCTAGAAACTCTTTTACCAGCAATAGATGTACCTCTGTAATCTACTAAACCTAGCGCAGATCTATTGTCGTTAGCTTCATTAATGAAAAACTTCTTAAGTTCATTTTCTTTAGAAGTGTTACGCATCAGTGTTCTAGGGTTACCAATGTTTACTTGTGCTGCTTTTCTTGTAGCTTCTGAAATAACTGTTGTTTTAGTTGGTACAACTGTAGTTGCAGCATTATCTAATCTTCTAAGAGCAGCTATAGCTAAAGCTTTTCCTTTTGAGTTAGTAAAACTTTGTAAAGGCAAATTACCGTTGTTAAATAACTCTACCTTAATAGTATCACCTTCAAGGTGTCTAAGTACAGTGCTTTGAGGTTGTTTCTTTAACCAATCACCGTAAGACTCTTTCTTAGGTCCAACTCCGTTTAATAATGCAATTTTATTAGCCGCCATGTTTTTAAGAACTTTCTTCTTAAGCTGAGGGCTTTGCGTTTCTAATAAATCAGAGTGAGACTTAACCACAGGAATTAAAGTTGAACGACAACGCCAGTGCAGTGGTGGTACAAAGCGTTGATCATTAATATCATAAATTTCACCGTCATGGTGCGCACAGATTTGAGATGTTTTAGCATCTAATGTAGCTGTAAATCTAACACCTTTTAATAAGTCTTCATTACCTTTAAAAGAGTTAATTTGAGCTACTGATTGAGTTCTTGTAATGCCTGTACGAACTAAAGCGGTTGCTTGTGCTTGAGTCAGCTTAGTCTTACCTACTACATCTTTAATTATTTGTTTTTGAGTAGAGCCGTTAGCAACACCTTGCTTAATAGCTTGGTCCATTCTAACTAACTCACTCTTGCCTAAATTAGAGACATGAGCGCTTAAGCTGTCTTTACCTTGTATATTTGCTCCTACTATTTCTTCCAATAATTTATTTGTTGGAGTTCTTTTAATATTAGCAAATTTACCAAGGGATTTATTTAAATTGTTAGTATGAAAATCAGATTCTACAATAGCAATCTCTTTCATATGACCAGATAGCGCACCATCTAGTTCTTTTATAAAGCGTTTGTTTTCTGGTTTTAAAACTTCTTCCATAGTAGACTTAACAGTAGGGTTTCTACCAAACAAGCCTTTCTTTACTCTCTTTATGTGATTACGAACAATACGATTTGCATCAGTTTGCACGGTTTCCTCTGTTAAACGAGACATACCAGCATGATCAATCGAACGGTTGTATAAGTCGTCATTTACTGACATGTTTTATTCTCCTTGGAGGTGGCAGAGGGGTTTCCAATACCGGGTTTAAAGTAATGAGCAGTTTGGATTCTTGCTCAGGAATAGTCCTAAGGTAGTGGCACGTTTTAAGTGCCGGACTTGTCTTCTTCTTCCTCGTCTTTCTTATCTCTTGCATTTACTTGATCTCTTACAAGATCTTCCATGCTAGAGGTATCGAGGTCTAGATTTGGGTTTATAATAAGATCATCATCTTTAATTTCACCAATACCGCTGGCATCATCATAATCAGTAGGTAAAATATCGTTTGACTTAGCAATATCTAAGAAAGTAGAACGAGGGATAATACCATTCTGATACCATTCAGTAACCAGACGTAACCAATCAGAACCTAGTGGAGCAGGGTTGAGATCAGGGGTGAGAGTAAAGGTAATATCGTTGATGTTATAATCAGTGTCATAACGCCAATTCATCATTATTACAATTATCTTTTTCATTTGTTGAGAAATCTTAGCATTCAAAGAAGCTAGGATAGCTGTTTGACCAGCATTACGGATTTCTAGAGCTGCACCAGAATCACGACCAGAGCCGTTATCAGGTGAAAGCATACGAATACCCATACGAGCCATTTCACTAATAGTAGAACTAATAGCGTTCTCCATGTCACGTAGTGCTTTAGAAGGTGCTTCAAAAGAAGAAACTGTGTCGCCTTGGTCAATTCTTACCCAGCTACCTAAGCCTGCATCTACAATCTCTTCAAATCGATCATCGCTCATATCACTAGAAATAACAGGAGTATAAGTAGCAGCACCAAGTAACAAGTGGTTTCTGCGAGATACTTTGTTATATAAAGCAACTTCACGATCTACAAGTGGCATAAGCATCGGTTCAATACCGTTGATAGAACCATTTAGAGGATAGCAAGGAATTTCAGTCATTCTCTCATTGTTAATAAAGAGAGCGTCTATAGTTCTTACTTTCTTCCACTGGTTATCAGAAGCGTTACCGCCGCCAGTTACATTGTAGTCTTGTTGAGCTACGCCGTTAATAAAGTCAACATTTTCACCTTGATCGCTATTCTTCTCATAAACGTCAATATAGAATAAACCGTCTACTGGATTAATATAGTGATCAAATACAGTGTCAATGTAATCAGGGTGCCAAGGGTTATTATCGTGGTTCGCTTGATAGGAACGCGTAAGTAACCTAGTAAGAGTAATCTCTCTGGTTAAAGGGTGCTGTGAAGTCTTCCAGTTAATAACTGATTCAGCAGGGATAATAACAGGGTATGGTCTGAGCATCTTCTGCTCTTCAACGCTGAGTGCATCCATGT